AAAAAAGATTTAATAAAATTAATAGACACATTAAAAGATGAGGATGACGTTGATGAAGCTGTAAAAGGCTCTGAACTGGTAAAGAAACTTAGTGGTTTAGAAGCATTTAAAAGCAAAATGAACGATGCTGAGTTTAAAAGCTACATGGATTCGGAAAAAGATAAACATTTAACCAAAGGTATTGAAACATTTAAGAATAATAATTTGTCTGCTTTGGTAGATGCCGAGGTTAAAAAGAAGTTTCCGACCAAGGACCCAAATGAGCTCGCAATGGAGAACATGAAGGCTGAAATGGAAAAAATGAAAACAGAATCTGCTAGAAAAGACCTGAAGACTAATGCGCTGAAAATGCTTAGTGATAAAAAATTGCCGACTGATTTGGTAGATTATTTTATTGGGGCAGATGAAGCTTCAACTACTGATAATCTTACTAAGTTTGAAACCATACTTAATGCAAGCGTTACTTCGCAAGTTGCGGAAAAACTAAAAGGTGGCTATGTTCCACCAAATGAAAAAGGCGCAGTAGATCCAAATAGTATGGGAATGAAACTTGCACTGCAAGCACAAGAAGCTCAAAAAACAGCTTCAACAGTAAAAAATTATTTTGATTAAAAAAGGGAGGAAATTATTATGAAATATAATTCAACAACTTATACAAACGTAAATGAGATTTTAAAATTTGCAGATCACTATGTATCTATACCAGTAATGGTAGATGATGCTGGCATAGTTGCTAACGCTGATGGTAAAAAGTTAGTACTTGCTGGAACTATAGTCGGCGGAAATGGTGCAGCTAATACCATTTTTAGCAATGTTGCAACTTTGGCAACTAAGCACAATACACAAGGCGCAGCTACAACTGTAGCCGGTGCTGGTGTGGATGCTGAGGGCGTGCTTTTAAATGATGTAGACGTGACTTTCGGTGACGCTGCAGGAGCAATGTTAATTCATGGTTTTGTTGATATAAGTAAATTACCTGAAGCTCCAACTGCTGATGCAATTGCCGCTTTAAAGTCCAGAGTACTATTTTTAAAATAATATAAGAAAGGAACGGTGATATAAATGCCTAATATTTATGATTTATTCAAAGCTAAAGAGATTGGATTATATTACACTAATAATCCATCATTAACAATTCCATACATGGGAGCTACCTTATTTCCAAGCAAGAAACAATTAGGATTAGATCTATCTTGGATTAAAGGATCCAAAGGCTTACCTGCAATACTAAAACCTTCCGCTTTTGATACAAAAGCAACTTTAAGAGACCGAGTTGGATTCGATAAAATAGAAACTGAAATGCCTTTTTTCAAAGAATCAATGAGAATTGGAGAAAAAGAAAGACAGGAATTAAACAAAGTATATGCTTCAGCTAATTACGCTTTAGTAGAGCCTTTAATAACCTCAATTTATGATGATGTAGCAAGCTTAGTAACTGGTGCCGAAGTTGCTGCTGAAAGAATGAGAATGCAATTACTTGCAACTGGTAAAATCTCTATAATTGCTAATCGTGTTAATTATGATTACGATTATAAATTCCTTGCTGGGCATAAAGAAATCTTACTTACCACTGCTAAATGGTCCGCTCTTACTACTGCTACACCTATTCAAGATATCCAAAAATGGCAGGATAAAGTTGAAGGTGATACTGGTAGTAGACCAACAAGAGCAATTTGCACTAGAAAGACTTGGAATTACTTGCTTATGAATAACTCCATTAAACTTGATCTTAATCCTACAGGTGGGCTAAACGTTATAATGACTGATGCCATGATGAAACAATACTTGCAGGCTAAACTTGGTTTATCTGTAGCGGTTTATAATAAAATGTTCAAAAACTATGATGGAGCAGCAACATTGTTCTTCCCAGATGATGTATTTACTCTATTACCTGAAGGGAATCTTGGTAATACTTATTTTGGTACTACTCCAGAAGAATCTGACCTTATGGCCGGAGCCAATGCTGATGTAACTATCGTTAACCTTGGTGTTGCAATCACCACTTCAAAAGAAATTGATCCTGTAAATGTAAATACCAAAGTCTCAGCTATCACATTACCATCATTTGAAAGTATTGATACCATATTTATAGCAACAGTAAATTCATAATAAAAGAGGGGGATAACCCCCTCTTATTTTTTTAATATGAAAGGAAAGTGATTTAAATGGCAGATAAAAAAGAAACTGCGCCAATTGAACAGATCAAAATTGAAGAACCAATTAAAGAGGAAGAATTAATTAAAGAGGAAGAATTAATTAAAGCCGAAAAGCCAATTAAAAAAGAATTTAAAAAAGTAAAAGTAAGAGTAATAGCAAATATTAAATATGGTGAAGTAAGTCACGTTATTGGAGATAAAATTTTAATACTAGCATCCGAGGTTAAGGAATTTGAAGCTTTAAAGGTAGTGGAAAAACTTGTCTTTGAAAAGGACGAGAACGAAGCAGGTGAATAATTATGATACTTGAGGATTTACATGCGCTATTGCCCAAAACTGATGCATATGCGGACGCAGTGTTGAATATTTATAAAAATCGTGCTATTACACTTATTAAAAACTATCTTAATAACGCTAAGTATAGCAGTGGTTATGTAGAAGCCACCTTTGAAGATGCAATAATTGAACTTGTATATAATGCTTACTCAGTTAAGGGTAAAGAAAATATACAATCTGAATCACAAGGTTCAAGAAGTACTACTTATAAAGGATTTACTTCTTATGCTGATGGCTCAACCTTTGCAATAACTAATGATATTAAAAAATTATTGCCATTACCCTCTATAAAGATGATGGGGTGATAAAATGTTTTATGATTTTAATGTAGATATATATAATAAGGCACCTGGAGAAAAAATTGATGGTATATTTATTCCAGGTGTATTAGAAAAAGTAAATAGCGCAGTCTGTGATATACAGCCATATAGCACAACATTGTTGATAAAACAATATGGTTATGATATTGAAGTTAATAAAAGAATATTTATGGATGCTGATGTTAATGTAAGGGTAGGCACCGTTTTTTATTACACTAACCCTCAGAACGTTGTTGAAAAATATGAAGTTAAGGTAATTATAGGATGGGACTATTTGGAGGTGGCTTGCCTTGGGATATAAAAGTTATAAAGTTAAGGTTTTAAAAAACTTAAATGATTGTAAAAGAGAATTGTGTAAAGCTGTGGGAGTTTTAGCAGTTGCAGAGGTACAAAATATCGTGCCTATAGATACTGGAAATCTTAAGAAATGTATAGTATCAGAGATAATGGATAAAAACAAAGGTGTTTATATTGGTGTAACTCCGGAAGCTCCATACGCTACTTACGTTGAAAAGGGTACAAGCAAGCAACAAGCTCAACCTTACTTGGAACCTGGTATAGTCAATTCATTGCTCAAAATATCAACTGTGGCAGATAAAATATATAAAGCTAAAATGGGTGAAGTATAATGCTGGCATTGTATAAATTACTTAGTGGAATAATTGATCCGATATGTCCATGCTTTGTGATTCATTATCCAACAAAAATTAAAAAGGTTTATCCTTATGTAGAAATTAGATTTCCCACTTCAATACCTAATAATTCTTTTAGTGATAATAATTTATTAGAGGTTGATATTTGGGATAATAAAGATACCGACATACGAGGAATTGAATCTATAACCGACTTAATACACGATGAGTTAAACAGTTTACATTATATAGATTCCGTTATGCAAGTGTCTATAAACAGAAACAACCCCCATAAATTAGGACTTCCGGACCCACAAATAGAAATACAAAGAAGGCAACTACGGTATATAGTGAAAGTTTATAAAATTTAAGGAGGAATATATATGAATTCAACTAACACGGTAAGTTATACACCAACCACTCCATTAAACTTACTTTTGGATAGCGGCGCTGTCTACAAGGATTACTTGCTTCCAAGTGAAGCTTTGATGAGTGCAACTTCAGGTGGAAATGAATTAGAAATAAATGTTAAGACAAGAACAGTAAAGGTTGATGGATTAAAATCCGAGGACATAAAAGGGTTAGTGGTGTTTGTAAGTGCTACAGCTACTTTAAAAGTTAATTTTTTAGAGTGTACTACGGATATTCTTAAAATGTCTTTACTTTCAGCCGATATTGATACAAGCGATTCAAACTTTGATTTAATCACTGGGAGAACCTCAATTCTTCCAACGGACTATATCAAAAATATAGCATGGGTAGGAAAAATAAGTGGGAGTGGTAAGCCAGTTGTAATAATACTTTATAATGCTTTATCAAAAGATGGATTGAAACTCAAAACAGAAGATGATAAAGACAATGTTTTGCCTGCAACATTCACAGCTCACCTAGATCCTAATACTCCCAATATATTACCTTATGCAATAAGATACCCTAAACCATTTGCAGGAAATCAATTCATGGTAGCTAGTATTCCTGTAATTGATAATGCAAAGGTAATGGTAACTTTCAGTGACGTTGTTGCAGCTACAGTTCCAAAAGATGGCTTCGCAGTAACAGTAAATGGAGTGGCCAATGTAGTTACGGCATCAACAAGATTTATAAATAATACTAGCGCAGTGTTATTAACTTTAACTACTCCACCAACTTCAGGTCAAGTGGTAACAGTTGCTTATAATAAGCCTGTTTTGGATGCTAGTGATGTTAAGTCACTAAGTGGTGTTGCGTTAGATAGCTTCACAGCTCTATCAGTAATAAATAACTAAGGTACCTTAATTGGTGCCTTTTTTCTATTAAATTATATTGTTAATAAATAAAAGGGGATTAAAATATTTTGATAACTGTAGATATTTATAAAAACGGATATGAAATAAAGGGTCACGCAATTCAAAGTTCGTGTTATCAAATATCATTTTGGCATTGGATAACAAGTAATTTATTAATAGGACTTGATAAAAGTGCTAAAGAATACGCAAGTGAAAGGGATAATAAAGAAAACTCACATGAAGGATATTCATGGGCGGTATTCACTCCGAATTATAAAGATTTGAACTGGATATTTGATGATTTAGTTATAAGTATGGAAAAATGGGTTAACGATGAAGATATAATTCCTAAAGGGGATATTGTTGTAAACCATATAGATGGGATATTAGATAAATAATATATTAAATTATATTGGAGGAAAATAAATGAGGAAAATACAAAGTCCTGACTTCTTTACATTTACAAAAATAATTAAAAAAATGGGTATAAGAGAAGAACTTAAAGTATTGGCAAAAAATGCAACTAAAATAGAAGTTCCAAAAGGTGAAATGACCGATGCCGAAAGACAACTAGCATTTAAAAAAATAAAAGAAACTATGATAAATGAAATGCAAATTGAAATTATGATGATTTTTATTGAAAATATAAGCAATGCAGAAAAAGAAGTTTATAAATTTATCAGTGATATTAGTGAAAAGACAGTAGAGGAATTAAAAGAGCCTATATTATTTATAGAATCCATTCAAACTATATTCGCAGATGAGAGTATAAACAGTTTTTTCAAGCTAGCATTGAAGTAGAAAGTGAAGATTTACTTGATATTTTGATGCACAGATATAATAATATTGAATTTATATTAAAATTTGATATTGATGAAGTTATGGGAATGTACTATAAAGCCAAAAAAGAAAATGATGAGAATAGACTATGGGAACAATGGAAAGTTGACTATGCTCGTATGGATAAAGACCATTTTACAAGCTATAAAGATTATAAAAAAAGAGCTTCTAGCAGTGAAATTGAAAATAATGTAAAACTTGATAAAGAAAAAATATTAGCTGAAGCCTTGGAAATTAAAAACCTAGATCAGGGGAGGAGGTAAGCAATGCAAATTTTTGAACTCTTTGGCTCCATCCTTTTAAAAGATAGTGGTGTGGAAAGCAAATTAGATAAAATTGATAAAAAAGGGCAATCAGTAAGTAAAGGCATGGGCTTGTCTTTTGGTTCTATGGCCAGCGCTGCTTTAAAATTTGGTAGTGTTTTAGGCATTGGGTTAGGCATTAAAGGATTTGTAGATGATGCAGCTGAAGCCGAAGCAGGAGTTAAACAACTTGAGACAGTGCTAACATCTACAAAAGGTGCTAGTGGTATGACAGCAAAAGCGGTAACCGATTTAGCATCTAGCTTACAAAAGGTTACTAAATTTAGTGATGATGAAATATTAAAAGGGCAAAATTTATTATTAACATTTACTAAGATTGGTAAAGATGTATTTCCAATGGCAACTGAAACAATGTTGAACATGGCAACTGCTCTAGGAACTGATGCAAGTGGTTCAGCTATACAATTAGGTAAGGCTTTGAATGACCCTATTAAAGGTATAACAGCATTACAAAGAGTTGGGGTAACATTCACCCAGGCTCAAAAAGATTCAATCGCTGCTATGATTAAGCATGGTGATGTAGCTGGGGCACAAAAAGTTATTCTTAAAGAACTAGAAACCGAGTTCGGCAATTCGGCAAAAGCAGCAGGAACTACGTTCGCCGGTAAACTTGTAATATTAAAAAATCAATTTGGCGAAGTTAAAGAGGCTATTGGTGGTAAATTATTACCTATACTTGGTGGTTTTTTGACATGGGTACTTGATAAAATGCCACA